CAGAGAGAGCATTGTCTTCTGCAACGGCAGTTTCTAGGCTCACAACTTCTGCGAACGTGGGGTTAGCAGCTGCGAAGTTAGCGACCTGGTTCACACCAGTAGTGTTCAAGATACCCGTGGGCTGACCTGATGAACCAGTGCCTTCCAATGCAGACAAATCAATCGCCAAAGCGATGGCTTGTGCAAGGTCGTCACGGATCAAGTTCTCAACGTCCATTGAGCTCTGAACCATTAATTGGCGTGTTGCATCCGTAAATGCGCCAAGGGTGCGTGGAACCATTTGGATGTTGCCAACGGTCATTTCTGACTCGGCAGCAGCAGCACCTTCAGTTCCAATCCAGCCAGCAGCAGCTGAGGTCAACTTCTTGGGAATGCGAACGTCGCCAGACAATCCATTGAGGACTCGAGCACCAGCACTCATTACTGAGCTAGCGTTTCGGAGTACGTCAATGAAGTCACCGCCACGGTAGTCTTCACCAAACAAGTCAGCGTCATCAGCTGAGTTCAAGTCGCGCTTCCAGTTCCGCAGAACGTCAGTAGGTAACATGATGCCTTCGGCTTCACGGCCATACTGCTCTGATGCGGCTCGAGAGCACTCAAACTCAAATGCAGCTTCTTCTTGGGACCGACGATCATGCGGGTTAGCCAATGCACGTACAGCGCGCAGGATAGAGAATCGCTTCGCTTCCTTCTTGCTTAACCCAATGTCGTTAGACTCAAGAGCCTGAGTTGAACCGATTTTGTCTAAAAGCGCGCCTCGGAAGTCTTCAATAGAAGCTCCTGATGCGATTGCTTCGCGAGCTAAATCAGCTTTGTTGTGTCGAGCGCCGAGCTCAACGATTTGTGCAGCGTTCTTCTGAGCAGCCTGTCGGGCCTCCGCTGCAACTGCTTCAACGTCAATTTTAACGTCTTCCATAGTTATTACCTCTATTTTTCGAGTTTCAGTTGTGGCGGTCTCTTCTTCGCTGCTTTCCACTGTCACGCTTTCGGCAATCTCGGTTGAAACCTGTGCAGATCTTCCAATCCCTATTTCACTCATGTCTGCCGGGATGCTAACAATGCTAGCCTCTAACGGTTTCCATTTACGAGCGACATAAGTCTTGTCGTCCTTGCGTTCTAGACGGTCTATTTGGTATCCCACCGAGATATTCGATCTGATACCGTCTTTTACGTCCTCATATACCGATGAGGCAAGTTCACTTCGTCCAAAGCGAACCTTAGCCCGGAGTCGCCGGGTATCTTCATCCAGATATACATCTTCTATAACCCCAACAACCTGCTTGGGATCATGATCCAGCAAAAGGTTAGCCCTTCCGCTAGCCAGGAAGCTCAAATCAATGGCCTCCTTACTGTGCTCTAGCACCTCATTACCAAAACTGCGCTCAACGGCAGTTTCTGATGAGATGGACATTTTTACTGTTCTCTTATCGTCATCAAGAGCTCTAGCGTCCAGAAAGTGACTGCGCTGCACAACTTCAGGATCATTGCTTCTTTCCTGGTCTTCGCTGGCTTCCTGCACCTCAACCTCTTGTTCTGGCTGATCTGACTCGCTCTCAAGTTCATGCTTTGCGAACTCGATCACGTAAGTCTCTTCTGTCTCTTCGACGCTCACTACATGGCGTTCCATATGAGTATCCTCTATGGTGTTTTCCGATTTGTATGATTCTAATTCATAATCAACATTATTCAAGTCAATGTTTTCGCTTCTATCTTTGTCCATGCTGGACACAATCGACTTTGACCAGGTAAAGCCTCCGCTACCGCCCCATAAATCCCAAGCAATCCTGAAAGCAGTAGGACCTCCATCTGATTCTTTTGCGGCATAATGCTTCGCCTTATTATTGCTGTGACGTGAGAAAAATGAATACATTCTCTTCACTGTTGTGTCAGATAGCTCTTTGCCGTTCATTATGTCGCGAGCTCTAGCAACACCAACAGCAGTGCCGCCTCTCTTGTACTCTCTTCGCCACTCAAGAGCTCGCTTGGCAGCCGTCTTCATGCCCTGCGTTGGCTTATAACTACTCATCGTCTTCTACGACTTCTACAGCTGCTTTCTTTGCCACGCCAAAAGGCTCTAGCGCGTACTTAATGCCAAATTGTTCCGCAAGCTGCCGGTCCCTGGCGATCTGAGCCAATAACTCTTCCGTGTCCATGCCGTACTGCGCTGCGACGTGAGAAAGACTCATAACTCCGTTCTGAACGCCGGCGATAGCTGCATTCATCTCCTTTAACGGGTCAACCCAGCTAAAACCTCTGCCCTTGAAATCGACAGTGTCAGCAAAGCGATCATACTGTTTGACGGGTATGTTAAATGTCTCCATCTCCATAGCACTCGCCAGCCATGCTCTATATACAGGCTCAACAAAGTTAGATATGAAGAACGCGGTCATATTCTTGTATTGATCACGCTCCTCTAATGCTCCTTGACGTATGCTGCTATAGCTCGTGCCTTCCAGGTCGTTACTAAGTGCAGCGTAAGACACGCCTAAAGCACTAGCTACGCCGCGTAAAATAGCTTTGTGAAAGCTGCCAAACTCGTTATTAGGATACTGAGGGTCAAAACTTTGAAGCTGAACGCCCTGCGGTAAGCTGGCAAACGTGCCAGGCTCTGCGCTCATTATCGGGACATTACTGTCATAATCATCCGCTATGAACCCATCGCCGCCTGGCGATGTAAAGAAGCCCATTTTAGAAGCGCCAACTCTCGCCGCAACAATTGCAGCCTCCGTAAAAGCACCTAATTGCTTAATCGCGGAAATAGCCGGCGTCATCCAGGGCTCGCCTCGGCTTTGGCCGGGCCTTAGCTTCTTATAAATATGCACAACTTTGTCAGCATCAACCCTAATGTGCTTAGGCGACTTAATCTGAGTAGAGTAGTCCCAGTCACCTGGGTGGTACGTCAACATATGGTATGCAACTGGCTTTTTATACTTATTAACCTCTACACCCATTCGTATTTCGTTGCCGTTGTCTAACCTTTCGTTCTTTTGCTCATCGACCATGTCAGCTTCGATGATCTGCAACGAGAATGAATCAGTAAAATCTTTATTCCTGTGCATAATTACAAAAGCTTCGCCATCTTTGGCTACCAGCTCGATAATTAGCTTCTGCACGTCGATCCAGCTCATTTTGCCGTCTACAGTGCAGTTTCCGTATCGACCCCAGTTCTTAAACGCGGTTTCTACTGCCTGATTGCCGCTTAGGTCTAAATTACCAACCGAATCTACGGCTTTTGCCTGCAAACTAACGCCTTTCTCGCCCACTACATTAGTCTTTAATAGGTCAAAATAACGCCTTGCGTAGTGGTTATTGATCGATAAATCCCTGGACCTAGCGCGCAATTTGACCAGTGCGGAGCGTAATTCAGTGTCTGCAGAGGCTTCAGATGCGTTAAAATCAGCGAATAAACGGCCGGAATTGACGCCTTGATAGCCTCTTTTCCTCATTTTAGGCACAAACGCCTCTTTCTTAGGCTTAAAAATGTCCAATATGCCCATATTAGAACCTCACCATGATGGTAGCGCCGGTTTGACGATGGTATTTAGCGTCTAACTTGGCTTTTTCGGACTTCACAAGGCCGTCGTATGATTCCCTCGCATCCATGAGTTCTTGCAACGACATTTTGGTCAAGCTTCGACCTTGTATAGAGTAGTTGCTAACGTCAGAGTCCGCCTTACCGCTTAAAAGTGACTCAATCTTAGATAGCATGATCTCTGCGTGAGATCTTGGGTCAGCGTTATTAACATCGAGGTCTGGAATTACGTTGAATTCGCCCCGGGTAATTACGTGCCTAGCAGAATCAGAGTTCCTAACGATCTCTGCCTGCCAGTGATATATTCCTGCGTCGTAGCCTGCAGTAACTGCCGAAGCAACCTGTACCAGGTAGTGATCGGTCTGCCCAGTCGCAGTAATATTGATTTCATTGCTGCCTTGCGCTATTCGGCCCACATAGTGCAAGGTGTACAAGTTGGTGGGATAGTCGCTAACTAAATCGCTGCGCTTCCACTGAAGGTAATCACCGACAATAATATCTTCCGGTTCACCTTCTCTTATTTCAGTGAAGAAATTAGCCATAGTTCATCACCAGTTATTGACGAAGCCTTTTTTCATAGGCGGTATAAAAGGAGCTCTCGCGTTTTTCTGCGGCTCCTTTTCGGTTGCATCTTCTCTGTATTCTAACCTATCAAGAATGCTATTTACATCTGTGTTTAAAATTGATAAAGCAGCAATTCCATAGCAGAAGCAATCAAGTGCTTCGTTCCTAGGACGTATCTTTACAAAGACTCTTTTCTTGTAACCTCTTACAAATCGTGTAACGACCTTCTCGGCAGTAAGTTGCTGAAAATAAGTGTCGGGCAAGTCGTCTGAGAAGTGGATGTATCCTGCACCAGGCTGTTTAACTCGCATTCTAGCGAATAATAAATCCTTTGTAGCGTCACTGCCGACCATAAACAAAGGACACTTAACAGTATTATTCTTAGACGGGCGTCCCGCGATCGGCACACCTTCGCCGCCTTGACCCTTAATCGCAAACACCCTGCGACCATAGTGCTTCTTACAGAACTTATAAACAGTATTAGTGAAGTGACCACCGCTATCAACCGCTGTCGAACGTATAGATACTTCTCTGCCATCTTCTGTCTCAAATGTCCTGAATAACAATATCTCTAAGTCTCGCCACAACTGAGGCGTGCTAGGGTCGCCTACAATTACGTCATGCGAATAGACATAGCACTCATCGTCCTTTGCCCAAAATATCGTAGTCGCTTCTAATCTATCGTCCTGCACATCGACTCCGCAAGTAGCAAACGCTACAGTAGCCGGCACCATAGGCATAGGCTCTCTTCGCTCTGCTAGTTCGTGGTCATCGACCTTCTCGCCTTCTTCCTCATAGGTCTCAGCAAGAACCGTATTAACAAATACCTTCAGCTGCTCAGGGTTCTTCTTAACAGACAGGAACTCTTTAACCATATCGCTCAGGCTAGCCCAGGGTGAGTACAAGCCGCTAATGTGAAATCCAGCAATGCCCTTGAACTCTTCGTTAGCTTTCCACTCACCTCTGGCAATAGACCAACGCCGCTCGCCATCGTTCCACATAGCACCACAGCTGTCGCAGCAATATGCCGCCGTCATAGGATCGTTATCGAACCATCGTACATGCGACCACTTGATCGTCTGGCTTTCGTTGCAGTGCTTGCACGGAACGTAAAAGCGTCTCTGATCGCTAGCGTCATACGCGTCCTCGATGGCAGATGCATTCTTGTTCGTTGGCGTAGATACGCTCACTATCTTTCGATTGAAGAATGTTGCAGTTCTCTTCCGTGCCAGCTGAATCGGATTACCTTCCGAACCCGCGGAGGTAGGCATTCTATCGACCTCATCTGCGAGCACAACTCGGATCGGCCTAGACGCTAATCCAGCTGCGGAGTTCGCGCCAGTTAGACTCAACGACCCACCGCCGCTAAACACCTTATGCATAGTAGTGTTATTAGCATCCCTGGATCTGGCCTCTTTGAACTTACCCTGCAAGCAAGGTGTAGATCGAAGAAGCCCGTTAGCAATCCTGTCCTTAGAGAAGCTCTGAGCCATTTCCACTGTTGGCTGTAGCATTAGCAGTGGGCACGGATCCAAGTGCATGTGCATGCCAATAATGTTTAGCAAGATCTCGCTCTTACCTAACTGAGCTCCCGCCATGACCACTATCTCTTTGACATGCGGATCACTATACGAATCCATAATGCCCTTTTGGTATGACTGAGACTTCCAACGACCAGGCTGGCTACTTGTTTGCGAGTCCAGTCGCCTTTCTAGGTCTGCCCACTCGCTTAGACTTCTTTTTGGCGGGGGCTTTAGGCTGGTCATCGCCTTCCGCAGATGGGCCTTCAGTTCTTTTCGTTGATGCTGGGTCAAATAGTGGATCATAGTTACTCAGTTCTTCTAAGGCTTCGTTGATTAGTTGCTCACAGATCTCCTGACACGCCGGCGGTTCTGTTTCTACCGCTAACATTGGCGCTGCTTTAGTCGGAAGCGATAATAACTTACCTCGTAAGGCGTTTAACACATCTTTCCAAGCGTCAACTACATCATCCGCAAGAACCAATATACCCTTAACCTTAGCTAGCTCCAATTCTGCGATCTCAGCTTCCGCAGAAATCTTCCTGGTTCTCGCCTCGTCGTAAGAGCTACCTATCAGCACCCCTCCTGTGCCTGCCATGCCGCCTCCTTATAACTAATTGTCATGTTTAGCGCATCTTATATGAATATTTCTCACTTTGCATGCCTGCCCAAAACTGGTTCCGGTAATTGCTTACGCTAAAGAAAGCGCGCCGCCCTGCGATACC